TAACGCCCTTTACAAGTACATTACCAAGAAGGGTAATTACCGGACTGACGACGGTGGCCTCACTATCGTTGAGCCACTGGATTACACCACGAACAACACATACCAGAGATATTCAGACTGGGATACGCTTGATATTTCTGCAAGTGATGTAATCAGTGCGGCAGAGTACAACTGGAAGCAGATTGCGATTAACGTCGTAGCCTCCGGTCGTGAACTCCGCATCAACTCCGGTGACAGCAAGATCATCAATCTGTCCAAAGCGCGGATCAAGAACGCACTGAGAACCTTTGCAAACAGTTTCTCAAGCGATCTGTACTCCGACGGTACTGCCACCAACCAGATCAACGGCCTTCAGGCCCTTGTCTCTGACACGGGTACCGGCACTGTCGGTGGGATCAATTCTTCCACCTACACCTTCTGGGGCAACAACTACTTCGATTGTAGTGATGAGTCGGTTACGGCTTCTGCTACTACGATGGAGAACTCGATGTTGCTTCCGGCTTGGTTGGAAGTTGATCGTGGTCCTGATGACCAGCCCGATCTCATCATCATGGATTCTGTCTATTACCAGTATTTCGAGACCTCTCAGGTGTCGATCAAGCGGTACATGGATGCTTCCAAGGCTGATGGCGGAATGGTCGCCCTGAAGTACAAGAACGCTGATGTTCTTTACGAAGGGTCCGGTATCCCGGCCTCACATGCCTATCTGCTGAATACGCAGTACCTTGGCCTGTGTGTCCACAAGGACGCCGATCTGGAGATCATGGACGAACAGCGTCCCATCAATCAGGACGGTGTTGTGATTCCGATTCTGTGGATGGGTAACTTGGTCTGCTCAAACCGTAAGCAGCAGTCTGTCATTCGCGCCTAATCAGGAGAAAACATTATGGCTTACATCATCACTGATACGGTTGCGGGTACACAGCAGATTGCTGATACCTCGACCACTCAGAAGCACCCTCTCGGCACTATTGTGCGGGCGAAAGACCCGACCTATGGTGAAGGTGAGTTCATTTACCTACAGGGCATTGGTTCAACCATCGTTGGTTCGGTTGTTGAATACAACACCAGTTTCGTTACTGGACTGCACTCGGCTGCATTGAGTGTTCCGAATCCAGTGGCCGTCGCTATGTCGATCAACATTGCCAGCCAGTACGGTTGGTATCAGATCAGTGGCATCGCTCGGGTTGCGAAACTCTCAACAACGTCCTTTGCCGCTGACGCCATCCTGGCGACCAGTGCTGGACTCGCTATTGCCGGTGCATCAGGTCTGATGCTCTCCGGTGCAATAGTGGCTGTTGTCGCCTCCGCTGTATCGGTTGCGGCTCCAGACCTGACAACGGTTATGATTGACCGTCCGAGGGGTCCGAGGAACTAGAGTATTTGGGGGCCGAAAGGCCCCCTTTTTTAACCAGACAGGTTAGACTATGGCTGCTCCAATACATGAGATAATCCAGACCACCTACCAGAACCCACACGCCACAGCAGGGTTGAAATTGAATGTGATGGTGGTGAGTAATACGTCCGAAGAAGATATAGAGAGAAACATCAGGAACAGTTCAGCCAAGTACCACGATTGGCTGTACATTAAAGATCAACACGACACCCCTGCAATACTGATTGGAGGCGGTGATTCCATCAATGACCATATTGATGATATTCGTGAACTACAACGTAAGGGTGCTGTTGTCTTTGCGATGAACGGCTCATCCCAGTGGGCGCGTAGTCACGGTATCCCGGTAGATTACCAGGTCATTGTGGACGCAAAGGAGGAGACATCAACGCTTGTCGATTCCGAAGCAAACGAACATATATTTGCATCTCAGTGCCATGAGAAGACGCTTGAGAAGGCACACGACCTTACTTTATTCCATTTTGCCGTACCCAACATGGAGTCATTTTTCCCCCCCGAGCGTGTAAAGCAGGGTGGGTATGTGCTTCTTGGCGGCGGGTCAACGGTTGGCTTTGCAGCACTGGCTACCGCCTTTTCCCAAGGTTATCGTGAACTGCACATCTTTGGATATGACAGTTCACACAGGGCGGGTAAATCACACGCCTACTACCAACCCCTTAACAGGTTCATGCCGACAACGGAAATCACATGGGCTGGCAGGAAATTTGAAGTCTCCGTTGCAATGAAAGCCCAAGCGCAGAAGTTCGTGAAAACCGCTGCAATGCTGAAAGACAGTGGATGCGACCTTCATGTATATGGGGATGGCCTTTTGCAGACCATATACAACACAAAAGCCACCGATCTTACTGAGCAGGAAAAATATCAGTTGATGTGGCAGTACGACTCTTACCGGGAAAACTCCCCCGGTGAGGCGCAGGCCATTGGGTTTCTGAGCCTTTTCAATCCAGAGGGACTTATTATTGACTACGGATGTGGCACTGGACGCGCTGGCGTTATCTTCGCCAAGAAGGGGCATGATGTCATGCTTCTCGATTTTGCCGACAACTGCCGTGATGCGGAGGCGCAAGCCCTCCCATTTCTTCAGCATGATTTAACAAAGCCATGCCCGGTTTCGTCTAAGTACGGTTATTGCACCGATGTTATGGAGCATCTTCCTGAAAAAGATGTTGTTACCGTAATCAACAACATTATGAACTCCTCTGAGAGAGTATTCTTTCAGATAAGCACAACTGAAGATCACTATGGGCAGATGTGCGATACACACCTCCACCTTACCGTGAAGCCGCATTCATGGTGGAAAGATCTGTTTGTCACTAACGGATACACCGTTGAGTGGGAGATGGAGCAGGAATATGCGGCATTGTTCTACATATCTAATCCAGACAGGAGAGTAATATGAGCGTAGGTGAAATGTTGGACCGGGACGTTGAGCGTCCTGCGTATGTGCGATTCGAAAAGCGTGCCGTAAAAGACAACGAAGCAAGTCTCAAGGCAGGTCATTATGTCTCGAAAGACGTTGATTGGGTCATGGTGACGCCCCCTTACTCGAAGGACTGTTACGAGAACAAAGCTTTGCTTTGGCTGAATCAGGCAGAGGAAAATGCCAATTCGGGCAGAATCCCGCGAAAGCACTTTGAGTCGTGGAAGCAAGCCTACGAGGCGTGGAAGCGGGACGAGGAACCCCCTCTGGATGGGACTTCAATCAAGGACTGGAACGCCCTTTCTCCTGCTCAATGCAAGAACATCCTCTCTTCCGGATGCCGGACAATCGAAGACCTTGCCCAGATAAACGACGAGGGCATGAGGCGTCTGGGGATGGGCGCGGTTGACCTGAAAAAGAAAGCCGTAACCTGGCTACAGGCCGCGAAAGATCATGGCCCACTGATAAACCAGGTGTCCCAGCTTCAGAAAGAGAACGAGCAGTTGAAAGGCTCTTTAGATGCCCTTCAGGAGCAAGTCAGACTCCTGACGGCACAGCAAGGCTCCAAATGGGATGCAATACCAGATATTCAGGGAAAGACCCCGATTGAAAGATATATCGAGAAATACGGCAAGAAACCCCATCACAAGATGAAGCCCGAGACGATCCTTCAGAAATTAGAGGAATAAAAAATGACAATGCTCGCCACAATTCAACGCTTCTGTAGACGGACCAATCTGACTGTCCCGGCGAGCGTTATTGGGACTTCAGACCCCCAGACAGCCCAGATATACGCCCTTCTGGAAGAGGAGGGGGCTGAACTCTCCGGGAGGGGGTCGTGGCAGGCTTTGACGTTGGAGGCGACCCATACGACTTTAGCAACGGAGTCTCAGGGGGCCATTTCAACCATTGCCTCCGATGGGTTCAGGTATATTAAAAACGACACCATCTGGGACAGGACTGAAAACCTCCCCGTCATTGTCATTGACGGCCCCGATTGGCAGGCTGAGAAGGGCTTTTCAAGTACATCTCCACGATATAGAGCGCGGATAAGGGGGGGTAATTTAATCGCCACCCCCACCCCCGCAGCGGGGAATACGTGGGCTTTTGAGTATGTCACCTGGAACTGGATCTTAGACACTGACGGTTCGACCAGAAAGCAGTATTTCACGGCAGACACGGACACCTTCCTTTTACCCGAAGCGATTATCCTCATGGGGCTAAGATGGCGCTGGAAGAAGGAAAAAGGGATGGAA